TATCATCTCGCTATATTTGGTCTTGGCATTGCTGACGCTCCTCTGGTTGCACAATGTTGGCCTTTCGGAAACGTATTTACAGGTGAATTAACGCTTGAATCTGCGCAATATATTGCTGGCTATGTGGTTAAAAAAATGACTGCTGCTAGTGACCCTCGTCTTAACGGTCGTCATCCTGAATTTTGTCGAATGTCTAACCGCCCGGGCCTTGGTGTTGGTGCTCTTGATGAATTAACCGATTGGTTTAAATCTGATATTGGTCAATCTATTTTGAATCAGACAGGAGATGTTCCCCTGTCTTTGAGACATGGTGGCAAGCATTTGCCACTAGGTCGTTATCTAAGGAGAAAATTACGTGAAAAACTCGAGATACCCGAAAAGGGACCCGCCGATACCTACCTTCAACAACAAGCGGCGGAAATGTCGGCTTTGTTCGAAGCTTCGGACGCTGCTAATCGCTGGCAAAAATTACGTGCTTATCAAAAGTCGGTAAGATCTAAAATTCGTTCTGTTGAAACTCGCAATAAGATTTTTACTAAGGAGAAATTACTATGAAACGCTCTAAGCATTCTTTATCGAACTATAAGCTGCTCTCCTGTGATATGGGTGAGCTTGTCCCTATTGGTCTAATGGAGGTTTTACCAGGTGATACTATTCAACAAACTACTTCAGCCCTCGTTCGTGTGGCCCCTTTGGTGTCTCCAGTCATGCATCCAGTTCATGTTAGAATTCATCATTGGTTCGTACCGCACCGCCTTGTTTGGGACGAGTGGGAAGATTTTATTACAGGTGGTCCTGACGGTGATTCTGTTCCCGATTTTCCTGTTATTACTACTCCTGCTTCTACTGGCTTTAATGTGGGTACTCTTGCCGATTATCTTGGTGTGCCGACTGGTATCGCTGATTTGGAAATTTCTGCGCTTCCGTTTCGTGCCTACTCCCTTATCTGGAACGAGTGGTATCGAGACCAAGACTTACAAACACCATTAACTATTTCTACGCTTTCTGGTAATGATGTAACTACTAATGTCGCGCTTCAAAATATTGCTTGGGAAAAAGACTACTTCACTTCTGCTCGACCTTGGACTCAAAAAGGTCCTGATATTACTTTACCGCTTGGTGATACTGCACCTATTCAAGCTACCGGTCCTATGCAATTTGAAATTGCTAGCGGTGCTCGTTCATCTGGTGATATGCGTTATGCTTCTTCCACTCCTCGCTTTACTCAATCAGCTGGTGGTAATTTAAACAATGATGATGTTCTTCAATATAAATCAGGCCTAGAAACTGACCTTTCTGGCGCTGTGGGGGTATCAATTAATGACTTACGAGAAGCCTTCGCTTTACAACGTTATGAAGAAGCCCGAGCACGTTACGGTTCACGCTACACTGAATATTTGCGTTACCTCGGAGTACGTTCGAGTGACGCTCGTCTGCAGCGACCAGAATATCTCGGAGGAGGTCGCCAAACTATCCAGTTTAGTGAAGTTCTCCAAACTGGGCCGGACGGGTCTGGTGACGGCGTTGCCGATCTCAAAGGTCATGGTATCGGAGCTATGCGATCTAATCGGTATCGTCGATTTTTTGAAGAACACGGCTATGTCCTCTCATTTGTCTCGGTGAAACCTAAAACCATCTATGCTCAAGGTCTTCCTCGTACATGGAACCGTCGTACTAAAGAAGACTTTTTCCAGAAAGAACTTCAACATATTGGTCAACAGGAAATCTTGAATAAGGAACTCTATGCTGCTGCTGCTGACCCTGAGGGTGTATTCGGTTATCAAGACCGCTACGACGAATATCGCCGTTCTGAATCTATGATTGCCGGTGAATTCCGGACTATTCTTAATTATTGGCATTACGCTCGAATCTTTGGCTCTGAGCCTGCTTTAAATGCTGACTTCATCCGTTCGGTACCAACGAAACGAGTTAACGCTGTACAGACGCAAGATGTGCTTTATATCATGGCTAATCACTCTATTCAGGCCCGTCGTATCATTGCGCCAACTGGCACTTCTTACATTTTCTAAAATATCGATATATTAAGGAGCCTTACTATGTCTCTTACTCTTCCTCATCTTAAATTTAACGATCGTGGTGAGGAGATCATGGATAAAACCCCGATCTCCAAAACTCTTCGTGTTCGTCCACAATCTGAATATCAACGTATTCGCGCGCTGATTAAACAGGAACTCTCTCAAGAAGCCCGTAATCAGGGCTTTGAAACTGAGGCAGAAGCCAACGACTTTGCTGTTGGTGATGACTATGACCCGACGTCTCCATTTGAAGAATCTTTTGACCCTGATACAGGTCATTCCTCTTTTGATGGTCCCTTCATACAAGAAAAACCTGTAGATAAATCTGCTCCAGAACGGGGGGAGGGGGGTGATGACCCCCCTGTAGACCCTCCTTCTATAGACAAAAACGATTGACAAATCGAAAAAGCACAGTACACTCCTTGATGTGTACTGTGCTAGGTGACAGCTAAATGGCTAGAACTAGAAAACTGCGTAGCAATATTTGGACCTCCCGACCCGTGAGGCGTGATACCTCTGTTATCACTATTCGAAGAATGCATCACGGTTACACTAATACTAGCCCTCGCTTCACCTCTCACTCTTTTTATGCTGCTCCTTTTATTCGAAGGGACTTCGTAAGTGTTCAAGATAATCGTCAATTTAATTTTAACCCTCTTCCTGAGTTACTTACTAATCGTGGTACTCGCGCTCGTGTTGTCACTTCAGCCCTCCCTTCTCTCTTTATTGGTTCTGCTCGTACTAATCGGAATACTGTTCCTAATCGTCTTAAACTTTATGCTCCCTCGACGGTAATTACTTGCGTGCGTCGCAAGATTCGTCGTTCTGTTATTCATGCTTTAGGTATTGCAGGTAGTCGCGTTTCTCGGCCGAAACGTAATGCTTCAACTCATTTATCGTGTTAGGAGATGATCATGGCTTTTCCTTGGGGTGCTATTGGTTCTGCTGTAGCTGGTAATGTTGCTGGTGGTCTTGTTAATTCTTTATTTGGTGGTGATGATGATGGTGGATTCTCTGCTGGTGATACAAATAAGGCTCATGAAATTGCTTATTATTGGGACCGTAAAAATGTAAAACACCGTGCTCGCTGGCTTGTAGAATCTGCCAATCGCGCTGGCGTTCATCCTCTTATGCTTTTTGGTGGTTCAGGTATGTCTCCATCAGCTAGTCCCATAGCTGTTAATGACCCACCTTCTTCTAATCCTATGTATGGTATGGGTCAAGATATCTCTCGTGCAATGATGGCTGCTATGTCTAGTCGTGAACGTGAAGAAGAAATATCAAAACAAACGGCCTATGCTGATGCTTCTAATGCACTTAATCTCGAAAACATGAATCTGCAAAATGAATTGCTGCGATCGCAGATTCGTACCTTACCCGGTCAAATTCCTCCCGGTCTTCCTGATGTAACAACTTATCCTCTTGTCCAAGATTCTGTGATTGGCCGTACTATTCCTAACACTGTTTCTATTGAAAATGCTTATCAGGTAAATCCTAGTCAAATTACTTCTCATAATCCAAAAGTTCCATCTCTCGAGGCTGGTCCTCCTACTCCCGGCTTTAAGCAAACTAGGATTGGTGGTCCTAATTTTGGTGCAACTATGGAACTACCTTCACAAGAGTTATCTCAACAACTTGAATCTTTGGGTTCGCCTTATTCCCTTGGTACTCATTTACTCCATAACACTTTGCGTGCTGTTGATAAGCTCGCTACGGGTGGCTCCCCACCTACTCAAAAATTACCTTCCTCGCATGAATGGCGCTGGAACCCCTTCTCTCAACGTTGGCAAGCTGTGAAAAAGGGCCGCAATTGGTCAACGCTCAAACATCGCCCCTTTACGAAAGGAGATTAAAATGCGCTATCGTCGCCGCCGTAGCTTCCGTGGTCGCCGCCGTATTCGTGGCCGTCGTCGCTATGCTGTTCGAGCACCTCGCATCGGCTTTAGGATGTGATCATGCTTTGTAAAAAGCCATTTATACAGGGGAGTGCTGTCTTTCCTTGTGGTCAGTGTCTTCCCTGTCGGCTTAATCGTCGCCGTCTTTGGACTCATCGTATTTTATTGGAGGCTATGAAACATGAAGATTCTATATTTCCGACTCTCACATACAATGACGAATCATTACCTCCACTTGGTACTTTGGTTCCTAAACATCTTCAATTATTTCTCAAGCGTCTTCGTACGCTTATATCACCGAAAAAAATTCGCTTTTATGCAGTTGGTGAATACGGTGAAATTTCTCAGCGTCCTCATTATCATCTCGCTATATTTGGTCTTGGCATTGCTGACGCTCCTCTGGTTGCACAATGTTGGCCTTTCGGAAACGTATTTACAGGTGAATTAACGCTTGAATCTGCGCAATATATTGCTGGCT